CAACGCCCTGAAAGCGTAAAATTGGAAAGTCGGTACTTTCAGCAATATGTTCTAGTGTTTTTGTAAAGTCTTCAAAGAACAACTCAAACGCTGCTTTTTCAGCATCGGTTTGTTCTGCGAACTTATCTTTACGATTTTGCTTGTATTCAGGATAAATAGCTTTACGATAAGAGCTTGAGCCCATATCTCCTGCAATAATAACATGACTTGCTTTATATGATTTTTTAAGACTTTGAACTGTTCGTAAGTAATCTTCAGCAAAATCTGTAGCACCACTATGTTTATAGCGAAATGCAAGATTAAGTGAGTCTACAACTAGTAAGGTATTTTCTTGTTCGGTAATTTTTGAGAATGTTTTTGACATATTATTTGTGTGTTAATCTGTTATTATACCACTGCTTAGCTGTTTTGTCAAGTTACAAATACTGGTTGCTCCCACTTTAACCAATCTTCTAGCAGTGCAGCATAGAACTCGTGGTCTTCATGGTTATAGTATAAGCAACGATAGTTTTGTGAATTAGGCATCTCATCAAAAGCAACAAATACTTTGCTGCGATCAAATTTAAAAATCAGTAGCGGTTTTTTGCTTACTTGAGTGCCTTGACGAGTAGTCTGTTGCCAGAATTCTACTAGTTGCGGAGTTTTGGATGTTAGTAAGTGTGAAGTAAGGTGATCTTCCGCATAGCCTTTAACTTCTACACACCAAAGGTTGGTTCGCCCAGGAACGTATAAATCGCCCTTAAGCTGATGTTTAGGGTCAAGAGCGCCTGATCCAGGTACTCTTTCCCATGATAAACCTGTATGCTTTTTGAGTAGATCACGTACTGTGGTCTCTGTTCTAGCACCTTTGGCTCTTGGATCTACTGTCATTATACCTCTATTTGGGATATGTTGTTACGTTTAACAACATTAATCTTTTCTAGCAGGGGATGACTAAAGCCATGACTTACTAAGAAAGTGTTTAAGTGTTCTTCATGTAGTAATACTTCTACTAACTTTTCTTTACCATCAGTATCAAGTGTTTCTACAGTTTCATCCAGTATTAATAGATTGATTCTAGAACTAGACAATGTTTGCATTAGTTTTCTAATAGCTAACAAAGTAGCTACATTAACTCTTGCTTTTTCACCACCACTTAACGCAAGTATTTCAATATCTTTTCCATTATCAGTAATAACAACATTTAGTTTATCACTAGCACTAATTTTAAAACTAATTTGAAATCTTCCATCACTTAGATCAACCAAATAACTATTTGTAATTTCTTCTAAGTCTTTTACTAAACTCTCTATTTTATATGCTACTAAACCTGTTGTACTAAATGTCTTTGTTAAAACATTTAAAATACTCATGCGCTCGCTTAACTCGTGCAGTTTACCACTATAAACCTCTAGTTCTTGGTTCATTTCAACCAATTGCTTTGATACTAAGTCTACTTTAGTGTTGTGTGCAGTCACTTCTTTGTTGTATTGCTCTGCTTCTACGATTTTACGTTTAGTAGCAGCAATTGAATTCTGTAACTCTGTAAATTGTTGTTGTAAAGTTTGCTTGTCTAATAATATTTCTGGTAACTCTGTATCAATTAGAGTATGATACTTTTCCCAATCTTCCTGAGCTTTTTGAGCATCTTGCCAAGCTGTTTTTTGATATTTAATATTATTAATTCTTACGTCGTACATAGAAGAAGCATAGCGAGCTTTTTCAGCCTCTGTTTCTTTTTCTACTACTAATTCTGAAACCTTAGACTCATCAATGTCACTTAAGCAAGTAGGGCACGTTCCACCCAGAGTTTTCATTTTTCTAACAAAACTCTCTGCATCAGTAATTGTTTTAGATAATTTTGCTACTTCTGCTTGATAGTTTTCCATGCCTTCTTCAGGCTTTTCTGGAATTGGCAGCAATGTAATCTTTGACTGTAGTTGCTTGTAAGTATTGTTTTGAGAAATCTTTTTATTAGTAGACTCTATACTGCTTATACTAGAATCTAAAGCTGCCGCCTCTGTTATTAGCAAAGTATTTAACTCTGGGCTTGCAATTAGTTCTTTTAGTGTTAGCTCAGTTTTTTCATATTTATTTAACCAGCTTGCTACAGTATTTACCTGCGACTGCACTACAGCAATATCTTTAGTAAGTTGTGTTGCAACTTCTTTAAAAACTTCAGCAGCACGAGTATACTTGCCTAAATTAAGAATCTCAATAAGAAATTTTTTACGAGCAGTATCAGGAGCAGTTAAAAATTCTAAACTGCTAGCATTAGATTGGTAAACTATTTGTGCAAAACTTTTATGATCAAACCCTAGTATGTCTTCAATTATTTTATAAGTTGCGGTTGCCGTATGAGCACTTATATCTACACCTGACTTAAAAAGTTTTACGGTTTGAGCAGTGCCACGACTAGACTTAATTGTGTAGTCTATGTCATCTCTGTTAAAATCTAGTTCAATACTATAAGTCTTATCTTTAATATGGCGATTAAGAATATCTGCTTTCTTAATACCTTTTGAGTTCTTATTAAACAATACTTCTTCTAGTATTAAAGCAATAGAACTTTTACCGTGCCCATTTTTACCTACTAATTGTGTAAGTGGAGCTGAAACAAAATCAATTTGATTATCTTTTCCGTAACTAAAGGCGTTAGCCCATCGTAGTTGTTTTATAGTTATCATTAAAGTCTCTATTCAGTTTCAATTTTGTCTGCATGATTTTGAAACTCTTTTAATACGTTTTCTATAGTATCTTCAGGCAATTCTAAAATATATGCTAGATACTCACGAATTTCTTCTGACATAGACATTTCTTTGTCTAGAATTAGCGCAGAGTCTGTGTCTCGCTTAATTACTTTACGATCAATTAACTCTGAATCTTCTAGTTCACCAAGTTCTTGCATATCGCCTTCAACTTGATAAATTGTGTGATCGTAGTCTGTTTGCGGCTTAGGGTCATGCACAGCTACTGTACGACGAATAAGTTGTGGTAGTTGTAGTTCACGCCATTCATGATCTAAGCTATGGGTATCCAATAAAATAACACCAGTAGCCACATTCCCACGATGAAAGCTAGTAGTAACGGGACTTCCAGGATAGATAATATTTTTTTGAGAATTTTCATAGCTATGTAGATCGCCTGCTAAAACAACGTCATAGCTAGCAAATAACTCTAAGTCCATTTCAGGCTTTACATGTGGTGGGATTTCTCCGCGAACGTGTGTAAAACAAATGTTTCCACGAATTTGAAAAGGATTTTTTTCAAATTCTTTTAATCTATTATAAGGAATAAAATCCATATTTTCTATTTTACAGTAGTCGTCAATAACTTCTACTAATGGATTTAAGCGATTCGTAACTTGTTTTAGATTAGTAAGGAAAGTTGTGTCCTTTTTAACTGCTTCGTGATTACCTGCATAAATAATTGTTGAAATCTTACAACTATTAACCAAATCAAAATATGTTTCTAATTCTTCCATATTAGGAAGTTTATCAAAAACATCACCACCAACTACAAAAAGATCGCACTCACCTTGTAGTGTTTCTAGTTGTTGCCACAGCATATTAAACCTATTCTTTGCCCACTCAATAGGTACGTTTTTTTGACCTAATTTAATATGCAGGTCGGCTGTAAATAATACTTTCATATTGTCCTATAAGACAGAAAAGCCCGCTAAGCATTTTGTTTAGCGGGCTTAAGTTTTTTAACCAAGTTCTTTGACTGCTTCTTGCTCAGATGAAGGGGCTTCGCCATCTTCATCTTGCTGGGTTGTGAGTTTATCTAACAAGGCTTTTACATCTGCTTCTGTAGGGCGAGAGAATTTCTCGTCAATAGATTTAGCGGAATCAGCCATAGCACGCTCTTCGTCAGTTAATGGGCGAGCCTTGCAACGCAAAACTTGTAGTGTGTACTCAACATTAAAAGGCAGAGGGCCTGTCTTTACACGTTTAAACACAACATCCCAACCTGTATCATAGTCAGTAGGGTCTCCTAAATCTTCAGCTGCTGTAACAATTTGCTCAAACAATTTCTTTTTAAGATTAAGAGCAACAACTTTTTGTGACTTAGGGTCTATACAATTTACAGAATAACTCCAAGAGCACTTTGCTTCTGGATAATACTCAGTAACATGATCTTTTTCAACGTTGTCAAACTTTTCTTTTTCACGACTAAATGCTAAACATTCAACTGGAATATCTTTGTTGTTAGTGCCTTTCAGCCAATAAATATATCGTGGTAGAACTCCGCCAATTAAGCGGACTGTATTTTCGCCATCTTTGTATTCATAAGAATCAACTTTGTTTGATTGTGCTTTACCTTTGGTGTTTTTAAAACTAAGTGCCATTTTTATTTTTCCTCGTATTTGAAGTGAATTTTGTTTTCTGTTATTTTTAGTAGCGGATTTGGTTTTATTGCGTTTAAATCTATATCTGAATAATAAGATAGGTCTAGATATGTGTAATCGTAATGTTTGTATATGGCGTAATTTCTACGCCCCGCTAATCGTATGTATTGTGCTTTGTGTACAATATCTGTGCTGGTATCAGTAAATAATGAAGCAGGGTTTATTAGAAAACTATTACCGTTTAAGTTAAAAATCGGTTTGATTTTACTGTATTGGTTTTTAGGAATAGATTTTCTAATAAAATGCAGTCTTAAAATTTCAACTAATTTTACAGAGTCACACTGTGTTGTGGACTCAAGCAATTCAAGGTTGAAGAAAAAGGTCATATACTAAAACTTAATAAATATTATACCATTTTGGATACAATTTGACAAGTGAAATTTTATCTAGGCTAATACTTTCCAGCCTTTGCGTAGATAAAGCCCTAACCTGTCTGTGTTTTGTTTTTTATCCGCGTATCCAGCAAATTGAATGTCTACTATGATTGGGTCTAGTTTGCCTTCATGCATTCGCATAATTCTACCAGCAATTTGTTCTAGTAAGCTATCATTTGACATTGGAACTGCTAATATTACGCAGCTAAGGATGTTGATTGATATTCCTTCTGAAAAGATTTGCCTGCTTCCAGCAATGCACATTTTTTCTTTGGCAAGGATTTGAGCCTTGGCTTTTTGTCGATCTTCAAAACTGGTTGCCCCAGTAACCAACAAACACTTTTCACCAACATATTCTTTTACCTTTTCTAAGAATTCTACTCTATCAGCAATAACTAAAACACTATGCCCTTCGGCAATATGCATCTTAGCTATGTCTGCAATAAACTGTCTATACTTATCATCTTGAGTAAGATCAGTAATTTTATCTACCCAAGTAACATTAGCTTTAAGTTTAATACCGCTTTTTACCATGTGAATTGTAGGAGGTATAGTATTAGACGCAGGTGGTTTTAACACTACAGTACCGAAGTAGTCTTTAAATAATATATGCTTACCATCTTTACGGATCATTGTACCACTAAGGGCAATTCTGTAACGTGCATAAAAGCTATCAACTGTTGTAGCAAACGTTGTTGCGGGACAATGATGCGCCTCATCTAAGATAACTGTTCCAAACTCTTTAGCTAACTCAGTGGTATGTTTTACAAGTGTTTGAATATTGGCAACTGTAATAAAATGATCTTCATGATCTAGACTACCTCCACCAATAATACCACACTCACAACCAAATAAAGTCTCAATCTCTTCAACCCATTGATCTCGCAATGCAGCTGTATGCGTGATAACTAATGTTTTCTGCCCAAACTTTCTAGCTAAGTGTAGTGCTGTAAATGTCTTGCCCCAACCTGGTAAAGCATTTATAAAGCAAGTATCATTTACTTCATTGTAGATTGTTTGTTGATCTTCATATAGCTCAAACTTAGGGTCGGGAAAAGGCACTGGTACTAATACTCGTTTGTCTATAATTTCGTAATCTTTAGGAATTAAGTCTGTTCTACCTTGAGGAATAGATAAAATACCCTTGATTAACGACTTATAATTTTTAATTGTTTCTACACTAGCAAACTTTTTTGATCCAGTGTCTTTATGTATTTTGTATGTAAGAGACTTAATTACGTGTTTAGTATGCTCTATACCAGGATTATCAATATATATTCTGTTACTAATTACTGCTTTTGCCACTATACTAATCTCCAAGTATCTTTCTGGGGATATTCGTAGTATCCGTAAAATAAGTAACTATTATCCATGTATAGAACGCCACCATATTGGTGATAACTTTGAGGCTGAATCATAGTTTTAAATCTATGCGCTATACCTTGTAATTCTAATACACAACCTATGCCCTCCGCAGGTAACACTTTAGTAATCTTCTTTGTTGTCAGCTTGGCGCGTGTAGTTTTTTTATGTTGAAAAACCTGTCCGTGACTATCAATAAACCACGTTGTTGATTTTGCCAACTTAATAATATCTACAAGAAAGTATACTGCTGAACTTATAGGAAACAACGTTGCTTTACCTTGTAAAGCGAGTCTACGTAAGCCTAGAGTAGGCTTATCTATTGACTTATCGTCTACAAACCTATAGTTTGTTGTATGTTCAGCAGTATCCTTATCACTATATTCTGATTTATAATACACTATATTGCCATCTGTTTCAGGTTGTTTTTCACCCAACCTGAATACGGGAAATACTATTTCCTGTAGTTTCATAGTACTCCTCCCATGAGCCAAAGCTATAGTCTTCACCAACGTCTTGGTCAACGCCAATAGGGAATCCAGGAATACCACAGCCCCAATCTTGTTGTGTGTTACGCTTTAAAATTTCACAGTATTGCTCTACATGTTCTTCTTTAACCAATGCCACAATCGAGTCGTGTACAAGCATAAATATTTGAGCGTTGATATTGGCCTTAACAATATCGTTAGCAGTGCCCATAGCACCAAGCAAATTAACATCACTAGCAAGAGACTGGACTTCAGCATTAATGCCGCTACGTACTTCGTGAGCCGCAATACCCTTGTCACTAGAAAATACATTAGGAAGACGACGCTTTCTGCCAAAATAACTATAAGTATAGCCATTTTGTTCAATAAATGATTTGCGCGTATCCAACCAGTTTTTAAGTTTGCTAAACTTCTTAAAATATTGTTTAATATCATCTCTGGCCCTGTCTACTGGATAATTTTCTCCAGTGGCTTTTGATACAGTTTGAGATACTTTGTTAGCACCTGAACCATACAAAATACCAAAAGAAATAGCTTTAGCACTCTGACGCATATTGCCGTATTTTTTCTTTACATCTTCAACATCGCAGGGCAAATCAAATACCATTTTAGCAATAGTTGAGTGGAAGTCTCCTCCGCTAGAGAACACTTCTTGCAATTTCTTGTCGCCGCTTAAAACAGCTGCATAATACATCTCTGCTGTAGTTAAGTCTTGCGAAACGATCTTAAAACCCGCTGGAGCCTTGATGCAACCTTTGATAATAGGATTGTCGCGAGGTATTTGCTGAGCGTTGAACTTCCCAGAACTACTAAGCCTACCGCTAGTAGTAAATATAAGATTAAAATTTGTACGTATGCGACCATCACGGTCAAGCTCTGGTAAAATCTTTGAAATATAGGTATTTTGTATCTTTCCAAGTTGTCGTACTTTTAAAATTGCCGCAGGGAGTGGGTGCTCCTCTGACAACTGTTCAAGTACCTCTGCATCTGTTGAGATTGCACCTGTAGCAGTTTTCTTTCCAGTGGGGGATAAACCAAGATAGTCAAAAAGAACAACCCGTAACTGCATAACACTATTGGGATTAAAGATCTTTCCAGTATCTTGCTCAAAGCGCTTAACTTCTTCAAAACCATACACCACCTCTTTAGCTTTTGCAATTTGTTCATCAAGATACAGATTAGCAGCAGCCATTCTTTCTTGACTAATAGGAATTCCTACTTCTTCCATATCCATTAAAAATAATGTGCCAGGAACTAAAATAGTTTCGTATACATATCGCAATTTATCATTGGCTTGTACGATAGGCCAAAATTTCATGAATAAGTCGTAGGTTACAGCAGTATCAATACTAGCATAACGACTAATAGTATCAAATGGAATTAGATCGTAAGTAAAGTCATCTTGTAAAATGCCGTTTTGGGCACAATACGATTTCTTAAAGTCGTCCAATTCACTGTCGTAATCTCCATAATCTGTATACTTAAGTGCAAGTGCCTTTAAGCCGTGTGAATCAGTTTCATCTAATACATAGTGCATAACCATTGTATCATGAACTTTTTTACGATTAAATGTTAATCCTAAATGATAAGATAACATTTTATAGTCAAATTTCATGTTATGGAAAACAATAGTAAAAGTATCGCAAATTTTCTGCAATAACTCTACAGAGTTTTCATCCATAGCATCACACAATATGTAACGACCATGCTTAGATTTATAACTAATAGAGACACCAAGCACATACCCATCACGTGGATATAGTCCTGTTGTTTCTGTGTCTATGGCTACATAGCCTTGGGCATTTTCAAGAACTTCGGTTAAAAACTCATAGGCTTCATCTGGATTATTAATACCTTTAAAATCGCCTTCGGTTGCAGAACGTAATGTGCCTTCTACATATTTATGAATACGATCACAGGCACGTTGAAAGTCAGGTTTACCTTCTGGTTTAAAAGCCAGCATTGCAGGATTTGAAATAGCAATAAATTTATCTGCAACTAATTGACCAGCCATATTAGTTACTGAAGTAATTTTAGCGTACTCTTTGGCAGCTTCTGCACCTATAAGAATAACGTAGTTATATGGGCTTAAATCTATTTCTAAATCTACATCTTTTTTAAGTAGTTTAGTAATAGGAATCGAACTCATATGATAGTGATCGAAATCAAAGTTAAAATACTCTTTATACCGAGTACGATTAGGGGCTTTATCAATTAATGCAATTTTCATTTAATACTTTCTTATAGCGTATTTAGGCTATTTTGTTATATATTCTGCAATTGAATTTACATCGTCTTGTGATAGTTCACCTGGGTCACTTCCATCAGGCAATTTAACAATCTCAACAATAAAATTCTCAGCTTGGATTAGGGGTTTTAATGCTTTGGCAGCTTTATCGCCTGCCTCGTCACCATCAAATAAAAGATATATATGAGTAATACCTTGTGCTTTAAACGGCAATAATTTTTGTTTTGTGTCATTTTGTAAAGTGTTTGTGCCAAAAGCACACACTACGTTTTCTAAACCTTTGTCATAAAGATTTAACATATCAAACACACCTTCTACAATTACCATTGACTGATAACCACTAGGGAGATGTGCAGGAAACACAGGCATAGTAACACCACTAGGGTAGTTAATATATCTAGGATTTCCATTAGACAGGGTATGCCTGCCAACAAATACTACTATTTTACCAGTAATATCTTTAACAGGAAAAATAATTCTGTCCTGTAGTTTTTCAACTATGTTTGTGTAAAAAGCCCCAAAGTATTTTAACGTTTGAGGACTCACTCCACGGAACTGCTTCAAGTAAGGGGTATGACCACTAGGTAGCTCAAGCCCGATGTGACTCGTTTTTAGTTCATTCAGTTTTTCCTTGAGAGCCGCAATTTTCATAGGTACAGGATTAGTAAAAACCCCATAATATTTGAATAAATTAGTTTTAAAGCCGCAACTGAAGCAATGAGCAACACCAGTAACACGATCTACCCGAAAACTTGGATTGGAATCCTCGTGATCTGGGTTTAGGCATTTAATTAGGTAGTCGCGACCTGACACACTAAATGCTAGCCCATTTTTGTTGATTAGTTCTAGTACTGGATCGCTCATTTTAGTTCCATGGTAAGTCAGATGCTGTGTCGTTTTGTTTTAGATCAGTGGTATGTGCTTTCTTCCCCGCTTTCTTAACAACTTCCTTAGCGGCTGGTTTATCCACTGATTGTGGGCTAATGCGTAAAGTGTCCCAGTCAATCGGGCACGTAAATGCCATTTCCTTCCCGCCCCTAATTTTAGTTGTTTCGAACGAGATAGCATTAGTCTCCTTGTCGTGCGCTTCCATTGTAAGGGCAATATCCGACGCATCCAGGATGCCTTTGGCAAATCTAGCCTCACCTGTGGCATCGATCTGGTACGGAGATACAAGAACGATCTCATATTTACGAGCGAGGTTCTTAAGCTTTTTCGATATTTCAATTTGTGGTTTCCAGTCGTATTGATCTGTACCTTCTAGTACAATTTGATTAAGGTAGTCAACTACTACAACTTTCAGCTTATCACCAAACTTTGCTTTGGCTTTGCCAATATGCAAGTCGATTGAGCTTAGGGTCAAGTCTCGGTCATCAACAATAATCATTTGATTGTCTACTTTAAGTAGATGATTTCGTACTAAGTTTTCTTCGAATTTAAATCTGTCTCTATGACGCATAAATTCTGTAACAGTAGTATCAGAGTCTTGGAACATTCCTGCTCTAGCTTTTACTACTTTAAGAACTTCATCGTCTGTTAATTTGTGTTGTTTTAAGTTTTGTAGGTTCACATTAGCTAAAATAGCTAAGTTGCGTTCCATAGTTTCTTGTGCAGTCATTTCTATTGAGAAGTAAATGCTGCTATTACCAGATTCATACTGATTAACAAAGATATTACTACTAGTAATAGATTTGCCAGATCCACGCTTTCCTCCGATGAGGATGAGTTCCTGTCGAGCCACGCCACCAAGCACAGCGTCAAAAGTATTATTAAGACCCAAATAAACACGTTCTTTCTCCAAATCTTCAGGATGACGGAACATCATCATGTCAGCCATTGTAAATACTTTCTCACTAGTGTGAGTCTTTTCTTCAATTGTTAGTGCAATATTTGCTAAATTGTCTTTTATTTCGTCGGAATCGTAAAGAGGTAGCTTGTCTACAAATTTGTCTAATAATTTTACCGTTTCATTTTGTGTATACTGATCTATTAGCGCATCAAGCGCTACTTCAGCTGAAACATCAGGAACCTCGGTTAACCGAAGGGTTGCTAACGTTTTAGACGCCGAACCCTCCCTTAGGGTTAGCTCAAGATCGTCAAACGACGGAATGGCACTGTATTTCTCGTAATACTTATTTATAGCACCATACAAGGAAGAGTATGCAGCGTCTAGAAATACTAATTTAAGTTTAGCCCAGATATCTAGGTTTCTCTCAGTTAGTAATTTATTTAAGACTACTGCGGATGTATCCAAGATTACCCTACTTTCGATTCGTTATCTATAATAACTTGGTCAATAATTTCTGTAACTTTATAGAGAACAGACTCTCTTAATTTTCTAATATCTTTTTGATAAGCAGTATCTTTATCAAACAGTAGACTCAACTGCTCATGCGTAATTAATTGTTGTAAGCCAAAATAGATATGATCATATGCTAGTGTTGATTCAGGCATAATTTCTATTTGTATAGCTTTGCCGTAGTTATGAACGGCTTGTTTGACAACTTCTTCTACTGTAAAGGAATCGTTGTCATGATATGTAAGTGTAACTTTCATTTTCGACTCGCTAAAGTAAAAAAGGTCGGGAGCTTTTAACAACTCCCGACCAATCGTTTATAAAACTAAATTAAGCAGCAGCTTTGGCTTCTGCTTTGGCTTTCTTAGCAGCACCGTCATAGTCAGCGACTTTGATGCCACGACGTGTTAACAATGTGCGAAGACCGCGTTCTGTCTTATCAACAGCTTTAGCAATGTCAGCAACAGTCATACCAGTGATCGAAGCACCCAAAGCGGTAACAGGATCAATTGTCTCTTTTGCATGAGAAACACGCTGTGCGGGAATCTTAGCAATTTGACCTTTGCGTGTCAGACTCAAAGCCTTGCCACGTACAGAAGCAACTGTCTTGTTCAATGCACTGGCAATATCTTCGATAAAGCTACCTGCATCAGCCATAGCAATAAACCTAGACTCTTCAGCTTCAGTGTATGTACGAGCTACTTCAACTTTTTCAGCAGGCTTAACAGCACCTGTCAATTCCAAAGCAAGCAACTTACCTTGAATTTGTTTTGCAGAAAAACTACCACCAGCAAATGCTTCGGCAATTTCTTTGTATGTTAAAGCACCAGTGTTGTTTACAACAAAGTCTGACAAGTCAGCGCTTTGCTCAGGAGTAAATGCGCTAACTTTTTCTTTAGCCATTGAAGCAACTTCATAGTCCATTTGGCGGAGCTTAGAAGCAACAGAGCGAGTTGTAAAACCCAATGTTTCGGCTGCCCGCTCAACTGCATCAACTGTAACTGGAGACTGTCCGCCTACCATGTTAGTTAATTGTGCAACTGCGTCGTCAGACCATTTTTTTGTTTTTTCAGTCATTTTTTATTTCTTTCAAGAAATTATTTAAGTTTGTGATAATTGTAATACCGAGAGACTCGGCTTTTTTGCGTTTTGTACTACCCTTATCTTCTTCATCAACTAAATAATCTGTAGCCTTAGTTACAGATTCTACTGGAGTGTAGCCTGCCTCTTCTAATGATTTGTAGGCTTCTGATTTAGTTTTATAAGAAGATAATTTTCCTGTGATACAAATAGTTTTTTGATTGCTATTTGTACTGGAATTCTTTTGAGATTTAAACGAGAAAGGCAAAAACTCTCTCATCTCTTGGAAATCAGTCTCAAGCCAAGCAACTAAGTTTTGAGTAACTTTGTCACCAAGTCCAGCTTGCTTGCAAGTAGTGTAACTGATCTCGTCTACAGATGTAACTACTTCACACAATTTCTTACTTGCTGTTGAACCAACCAACGGAATTGAAAAACTTACAATAACTGTAGCTAAGTCCGCAGATTTACTGCGTTCAATTTCATCTAACAGTTTTAATGCTACTTTTTCACTACCTAGTGATTCAACAACTTGTTCTGCATCGAGATAAAACAATTCAGTAATATCTGATAGACCAAGCTTTTCCACTGTGCGAGAACCCATACCTTTAATTCCAAGCGTCTTACAAAAGTGTTCGAGCTTTTTATTTAACTGAGCACTGCAAGCTGTGTTTCTACAGAAGAGCTGATCGTTGACCAGTTCTAAAGTATAATTGCAACAAGGGCATTCGGTTGGTATTTCGATTCTCATAGTTTATTTATCAATTTAAGTATCTATTATACTAGATTAAGTTGCTTATGACAAGTGAAAATTTCTCTTGCCCTAAGCCAAAAATTCACGCGTCTACCTTATGTAGTATGCAAGGGATAATTTCACCCGATCTAATTACTGCTACCCTGTCTCCGATTTGAAGATCCAGCATTTCAATAAAACCAGGATTATTAAGTGTAGCCCTACTGACTAGAGCATCGCCAATATAAACAGGCTCAAGAATTGCAACTGGGGTAACTTTACCGCTTTTACCTACTTGCCATTCAACTGCTAGGAGGGTAGTTTCAACATGGGCTTGTCGTTCTTTTTTAGCATATGCACCACGAGGATGCTTGGCAGTATAACCTAAGTCTTGAAATACTTGTGTATCATTTACACGAAACACAAGTCCATCGCAAGGATATACTTTGTCTAAGTCAGGTTCGTTGATTACATTAAAACCATACTGCTTTAGTACATCTAGTTCTTTACGATAAGTTGTAGTAACACTAGGTTGAGCACCATAAGCAAAGAAACTTACTGCACGTGTACTAAACTCTGTTGAATCTTTTAGGTTAAGTGAACCTGCTGCATAATTACGAGCATTTTCAATATAACTTGGAGCAACAATCTCACCAGTAACTTGATAAATTCCTGAAATAGGAATTGTGTGTGGAACTAATCCAGTATGACTAAGAATTTTGTCTGTGATAAGCTGACCTTCAGTACCATCGCCACGAGTTAACGCACGTACAAGCGTGCCATCCACATACAGTAAGCTAATAGCAGCACCATCGAGCTTGGCAGTAGTAACAATGTCACTAATACCATCCAAAGGACGTTTTTGATCTTCGTCTTCATAATACTTTTGTAGTGAATACATTTGATAAACATGACGCTCGACATTGCCGTGCTGCTTAGCACCAACAGCATTATATCCAATAGACTCTGCAAGCCTATCGAACTGGTCGTCACCAATGATCGGAGAACCACTATAGTAGGCTCGCGATGCTAGATTTAAATATTGTTCAAGTTTGTTCATAAGTATTATTATAACATTTTAAACTAAGCGATTCAAGTTTGTTTTTCTTTTATCTTGTCTGAGAAGTATTCAATAACTTCTTTGCCTTCGGCTTTAGCACAAACGTCAAAAAGTCCATAGAGTAGGGAGTGAATATTTTCAATAGAAGCGGGGATTGATATACCTTCGCGACTAGGGACCCAGTCACCTTCGTAACTAAGGAAGTATTTTCGTAAATGAATATAAATTACATCACGAAATTCGTTGACTACTAACTTAACTTGAAAACCTTTTTCCATGTTTTCTTCAATTAAGCGTTCATAAAGAACAGCAGTTTCCATTAGATTCTAACTCCCATTTGTCTTAAGTGCTCTAGGCTTGCTAACTCAGCAGCTTCTTGATAAGCGTTTTGTTGCCATTTTTCTGCAAGTAACCAAACACGATATACAAAACCATGTTTAGATGTTTTTTGCTCAGCATCAATGCGCGCAGTAGAATCATAGCGTGAACTATAAACTACTTCGCCAATCTTGAATCTTTCACGAACTGCATCGTCTGGAATAAGTTCGGGATTAAAATAACTTGACCCAGGTACACGAATTGGTACTGAGTTACCTTCTAGAATGTCTTTAATAAAACGACTGCTACGATAAGTCATTTTTGAGATAGCATCCACAGTTTCGCCATTTAAGTACTCTGAGATAATATAAACTTTTTCTTCTTGTGTTGCGGGCTTTCCACGTAGCTGTGACTTACGCTGTGATATACGCACTTGTTTTTGTTTATATTCTTCAATAATAGTACCAAGACGCGTAGTGTTATACGCCATACCTAACATAGCACAAGCGTCTTTTTTAGTAATTGGTTTTTTACCTTCTTCTGTAGGTTCAAGAAGACGAATAACTTTTGCAATATTTGCACCTGTCATCATTTCTTCTTCAGTTACTGAACGCTTGCGTGTTGCCATGTTATTCCTTTGATTTTAAGACGAAAAAAAGGCGACACAGGGCCGCCTTAAATTACTTCAAGATTGTTAAGAAGTATACAGCAGCTTTACCTGTGAGCTTGCTTAGAATGTCTTCATCGACTTCTTTACCTGCTGCTTCAATAGCTGCTTTGAGTTCAGCAATGCTAGACTCTTTTGACACACGTTTTGTGCCTTCACCGCTAGGTGCTTTTGTTTTTGTAGTAGAAGCGCCTGCTTCTTTTTTCACATAAACACCAGCTTGCACTAGTACCATGCGAACGCCATTAGGCGACATTTCAATTTCTTCTGCAATATCTTTGATAATTTCAGTAGAGGATTCAGGCGTTGGGCCTGCACCTTCGTATTTAGCAATTACTTCTGCTTTGAGTTCGTCTGTCCAAGTTGCCATGTTTGCTTTCTTTAATGTATTTCTTTGTTTGTTGATAAATTACCTGATTTAACTAAATCGTTTTCAATTAATGCGTTATAAGACGCCTCATACGCACAAACTAATCTGTATAAGTTAGAAGTTGGTATTAAACTATTTGGTAAATTATCAGGATCGGTTCGTGTACTAATACACATTTCTTCTATTTTACTACGAATTTGTAAACTTATTTTTACAGCTTCTAGTAATATTTCACTATCCCATGCTCTGAATTTAGACATAATCTGTTGTAATGTCTGACATTTGTGCTGGGATAAATCTACGATAGTTGTGCTTAAGGTCAAACTGTTCAAGCATTGCCATAGTTTGTTCATGCTGTGCTGATTTCAAGGTTGAAAAGTCACGGCAAAAAACTACAAACTCATCTTCTGGCATTTGTGAAACATCGATACCTTCAACAAATGTAGTAGGACCAACTAGTGGTAATACTGCACGCTTTGACTCAGTTCCGTCTGCTTTTGTATAAGTAAATTCTATGAAGTTCATGATAGGCTTTTCTTTCTTAAATTAAGTATATATTATACAACTTTTGCACTTTAGGGTCAAATCAAAATTTTTAAATTTGATTTTCTAATACCGCCCGTTCAAGACCAGTTTTAAAACGCTCAGCAAAGCTAGTTATAAAAATAGGTAATATACTAAAGGGAGCTGTAATAGTTGTTATAGTTATGTAAATTGCATAGCTTAACCAAGTATTTTCAGTAAAAGTATTTTGTATATTCATTTCCCGAGCTAAAGATACTGCTGGAACTAAAAATAAGTAACAGCTAGTAATACCTGTTGTTAATGCAAATAAGAGATATATTTCAATTATTTCCATATAAAGTTGCCTTTAGCATCGTGTGCTCTAGCACCCAAACTAAAGTTAACTCTACCTTCGATGACCCCCAACTTATCAGCATCAGGGCGATACATAAGTGCAGCGAACTGAACTTTTGGATTACTACTAAATAAGTCAGCACTAGCACGACCAGTAAATTCTTTAAATAATTTAGCTATTCGAATGTTACTATGACTCCATACTGTTTTAGTTGTAGGAGTATGTCTACGATACTTAATATTTGCTAATGCGTCTTTAATTTGTTCGTTATTAGGTTGTTGTTTTAGTATCCGTGTTAGTTTAATTTTGCGGTTTGTAGCCCAGCGTGTGCTAGACTTATACAATGCCGCATATGCTTGTTTAGCTTTACTTCCTGAAGATGCCATTAATTACTCCGTATCAAAATCTACTTCAAAATCGTCATTCCAAGAACTATATACGTATCCTTTAGTTTTAGATTCTGCGCGCTCTGTTAAACGATTAGCTTCTTTAACTGCTTCATTAACTCTTTGTACTTCTTTCAAAGCTGCAATCAGCTCTGGAATAGCTTCAATGTGTACTGGTACTTTACGCTTACAGCCATCAAAGATAACTACTTCGTCTAGTCCACCAGGGTTTGTTCCGTGTTGTACACCATAGTAGTACTGCTTGTCATTGATAACAAACAGACCATCACTAAACAAGTCTTCGTTAGCATTACCAAAATAAATTTTCATTGTGTTTCCTTGTGTTAAAGTTTTCTTCAGAACTTGTATTATATCAAAATTAGTACAATAGTTCAAGTATGTTTTTTACAAACAAAAAACCCAGCTTAAGCTGGGGTTGGTTGTTTTTGATGTAAGGGTTTGTCAAGAATAAACTTACGTTTATCTTTTAATAATGGGTCAGGTATAAAATTGCGCTTATGTAATAATGGATCAGGTATAAATTTATGTTTCATGGTGCGCTCGACTGGACTCGAACCAGTAACCAACGGATTATGAGTCCGCTGCTCTAACCATTGAGCTACAAGCGCGACTCGAAAAAATGGAGCGGGATATCAGGCTCGAACTGATCTCTCTAGTTTGGAAGACTAGGGCACAACCCCTATACCAATCCCGCTTATGTTTCTAGTGTTATCTTTTCTACTTCAACAAATCCATGTTTGTCAATAGACCAGATAAGGACTTCTTTTATATTTAGATTTGAATAATCAAAGGGGTACATCTTCACCCTCCCATGGTTCAACTTCATTCTTGTAGTTTTCTTCAGCTTCTTTAAAGCCTGCTCTTGCAAGCAGATCAGTCATAACAGGCGTTGTAAAGTTTACAAATCCTTGCTTGTTTAACCAAATAAGATATTCAAAATCATCTGCTATAATGTCACATATTCTACAACCAGCAAACTTGCCGATTGTTAATTTGTCCAACATATCTAATTTATTAGATTTTAAATTACCAAATGTTTTAGCCATTACCATTGCCTTATAACGCCTGCTATTATAAATAAATTTGTAACAATGTAACAAAGCACGATTAGTGTACGAATTAAAGCTATTTTGTTAGCTTCACAATCAGTGCTGCCACTTTTTTCACCTAGTGCTTTACTCCACAGTCTCCACAGATTCTTCATTTAATTCCTGCTCTGCAGTTACTTTAGCTAATACTAAATCAATTCGTGCTAATACCTGCTCTGATGTAAGCCAGATGTCTTTGTTGTCCAACATTGATTTAATTTCATCTGGTGTTAAAAAGTCGTGGTATACATCTCGTAAGAAGTTTTCTGACCAACTACGTTCAAACTGAAGTTGGTCAAACATTTCTCCGCCTTTACCAAACACACCTGCACTATAATTATGAAACATAAAAAGTGAGTGCGGGGTTACTTCAAACTCATCACCATGCAAAAAGATCATTGTTGCAGCACTCATACAAGCACCTTCAACTGATGTAATTACATGAGCCGAACTTTCTGATAACACACGCAAAAATTGCAGAGCCGTATATAAATCGCCTCCGCAACTATTAATGTAAATTTTAACTACATCGCCTAGTCGTGCATTGCGAATAATATCAAACCATTCGCTATACTCACTAGCATCTTCAATTTCGCCTGACAGATAGAATTCATATACGTTTGATGTATTTTTAGTAAAATACTGTTTACCTAATGTAATTTTTGTTTCGTCTATCATTTATGTTTCTTTAATTAAGTGGAAGTGTGAGTCGGATTTGAACCGACGACTTTACGGATTTGCAATCCGTTGCATTAGACCACTCTGCCATCACACTATAATTTTGGGCAGAAGTATGGGGATCGAACCCATATTAACGGAATCACAATCCGTGGTGTTAACCGTTACACTAACAACTGCATAATTGGCGGTCTCATGGGGTAACGATCCCCATCTACAGCAGTGACAGTGCTGTGTGCGTCCGTGAACACTTTAAGACCTAAATTGGTATCTCGTACCAGATTCGAACTGGTGTAGTCACCGTGAAAGGGTGGTGTCCTAGGCCTCTAGACGAACGAGATATTGTTTGGTACGAGTAATCGGAATCGAACCGATACGCATTACGCGGCAGATTTTAAGTCTGCTGGGTCTACCGATTCCCCCATACTCGCTTTGTTTACGCTACTCTAACTACAAGTGTAATTAAGTCAATCCATACAGAACTATAAGTATCTTTAATATAATTAACATCTCGTATACTAAGGTATGGTCCATTGACAATTTTGAAATCTTTTCCAGCGTTCCAGTCAGTTTTAGCTTGTTCGCTAGTTTTATACTGTCTGCCGTAAGCAGGCATAATCATTAATGGTTTTGAGTTCATAGATTATCCTTAAAGAATAATTATAACAAACTTTTACCAGAATTGTCAACTTTAATATTTTGAACTTGTTGAGTTTCTTCGTTGTTACGAGTAGGTTTATCTGTTTCGCTATCAATAGGAACAGCAAATATTGCATCCCACCGTAGTTCGTATTCTTGATTTGATACCTTAATAGGTCTTGGCTTTGAACCTTTTCCTCCGTCTGACATATTACCTCTTTAAATGTGTTATTGATTTTTGGGGAGATTTAAGTTGTTGAACTTCATATTGCAAATTAGTTTCTACTGCAACTGTTCTACTTTTAAAAGCATTAAACTCTTGTTGCTGTTTATTATATCGTTCTTCTAATACAATTAGTTGCTTTGACTGACCTTCTGTTCGCTGTCGTAACATATCAATCTGTGCTTTATATGCTTCCATGTATCCATAATTAAATTGTGTTAACATATACATAGCCAAGCATAGTGTTGCTAAAAACATACAAAGTAGTTGATACACTAAAGTAGTATATGTATAATAAATAACTCTTAAGTGTTCTAATAATTTCATATGTATAAATAAATAAAGGCTTAGGTTTACCTGGCTTGGCAAACCTAAACCTTGGTTTAGGACAGGCATTTAGCCCATGTTTGGTTGCGGCGGAAGGACTCGAACCTTCTGGGCTGAGCTTATGAGGCTTGCCCTTACCCTGACTCACCGCGGTATTAAATTACTTAGTATCTTTAACAAACCCGTATAACTTGTTTGCTTCTTTTACTACATCTTCTAATGAGTGCATTTTAGGAGCATACTGTTGCCAGTCTTCTGCTACTTTTTTACCTTCTTTTACAAGTTGTTCAAAAGTGCGACCAGCAAAATCTAAGTTAATTTGTTGTTGCTGCTGCAAGTAATCTTGAGCCATGCTTAACATTTGTGCACGAAGTTCAAAAGGATTCATTTTGAGTCCTTTTGTGGAAAAAATACTTTGCTCATTGTGTCCGCGCTGTATGTTGACAAATCAACATAATTTTTAGCCATCATTTTAGCAAACGTTGTTTGTGCGTCAATGAAAGCATTGCAGGCTTTGTTGAGTGTTTCGTCTTGGTAAACTTGGTTAGTAAACTGACGCTTTGAGGATTGAAATAAATCAATATAAAAATCGGGTGTGAACATAAAATTCCTTGTGTTGTGTGTGAAAAAATTCAAGAAATATTTACACAGCCCTGCTTGAATTGCTGTAAGGATAGTTTTCTGGTTTCCTTAAACCCGAGTGGTTATTCTAAATTGCGATTTAATTTGCCGCGTAGTTGTTTGTGAGTCTTTTTATGCGCCCCACACTTACGCTTAATCATATGCATAACTATTCGGTTACGCATTTTTGGTAATTTTTTCATGATACTAATACCGCTTGTGTTTTAGTATAATCGCGCAACTCTTCACGTTGCAGGTCGTGCAGTAGTATTTCATGTTTGCCATACCACCAGTCTAAATTAACGTCTAGTGCAACTTCGAAACACTTAACACTTGAAACAAACTCAACTCCGCCTTCGTATCCAGCACGAATAGCTTGCATTTCGGGATCGTGTTTTTGCAATTCTGCAATTAAGTCTTTTATTTTCATGCTGTTACCTTATTTTTATACTCACGGATAGCTTCTGCATCTAAGCAACAGTACACACGAAATGAGTCACGACCAACGCGATCATAAAGATCGTTAGCCATAATTTCTAGTCGTTCTAGTTTTTCTATTGACAAATGGTCGCAGTTAACGTAGCGACTCATAAAAGCATCAATTAAAAATTCTTTTGTATACCCAGCCATTGTTTTCTCCAAAGTAGTTTATATTATACTCGAAAAAGCAAACAAAATCAAGTCTAAATTAATATATGGCTTTGCCAGCAAACTCTCTGACCCAATCAATTTGCTTTTCAAATTCTATGATAAGGTCAGGATCATTGAAGTTGTATACGTCAGGAATATCAAGTACTAGTGATCTTACTACTATTAGATGACTCAACATTTGATGATCTTTAAATAGTTCTAGTGCTTCGTGGTAGTTTTCTTCGCTAACAAATACAATTTTATGTGCCCACATAATAAGATTGGCACTAATAGGAATTAAAGCATAATCTACTGCGCTACCACATGATCTGGCATTGACGCCTTTGCGGATGGCTAATGCAGCACCTGTTGGGCTACGCAGTAACCCAGCGCTACACACAAAAAGCCAGCGAGGATCACTGCCTTGATTGTAATTATTATAAGGAGCTGTTGTATTAAAGATTTCTGCATTTTTAGTGCCTGTTTCAAATTTGTTCATATAGTTCTTGTGATGCTGTGTTTTTCTGTTTTGATTCGCACATTATATCTGCGTGTGGATTAAAGCTTAGTGCCCACTTATTTACTGCTTTGTTCCAGTAGAATTCTGAATGTGCACGAAGTTTTGCTGAAGTAAATCCACTTGCTTTTAGTTGTTGAAAGTCTGGGCGAATATAAGGATCATGGTCGATGAGTACATCTTCACGAGATACTGAGTAGTGCATTGTTGGTCTAACACCACGCCATGAGTCGACAACACGTTTGAACTTATCGTCACAAGGTGTAATGTATTCGCCTGAATGAATCCAGTGGTGATGAATGTCAAGCACAAGTGCACAGTGGTCTACTAATTCTAGCGAGTGATCTAAACCCCATGTAAACTCTGCGTTTTCGATGGTTAAGCAGTTACGTGCTTCTGGTGACAAACGTTTTAGTGCGGCTTTGATGCCGTCAGGACCGCGTCTACCACCAATGTGTACATTGCATTTAAAGTCTTGAAACTTTTTGCCGTAGCCCATGTAGCGTATTAAGTCGCAATGATACTCAAATTCTGTGATTGAGTTTTCAATAACATGATCTTGTTCACTAGCAAGCACGCAGAACTGACCTGGGTGAAATGAGAGACGAATGTCTAGTTCTCGGGCACGAGTACCTATTTTGCTTAGATTAGACTCTAGGAATTGGACTACGTCAGGCTCAAAGTAAAAAGCTATATAGTCGTCATGAGTATATGCGGTCAGCAAATCTGAAGTAATTCTGAACATACGCAGCTCTGGTGGCTGCTTGCCTAACCATTCAATCTGACCCGACAATGCTTGAACATTAGCACGCATCAAATCCCATAAACGTTCACGAGCCCGATCGGGTGTTTGTGAGCTTAGCCACTTAATAGTCGTGCCTGACTGATTCAGTTTAGGGTCAGCTTTTGACTCTGAAATCTGAACTTTGCAGGCAAAGCCAATGCGATTAATATTTTGATTGAACATTTTGTACTTATATTTGTCGGTAATTGTTTATTATACTCTATTTTGATTGCTTTGTCAAGTCTATAATCCAGTTAGCCTAACACATGTAGGGCATACTGGATTATAGTCAAGATCTTTTACTAATTGTTGAGACCAAATGTTGCAATGCGAACATTGATCAATTACTTCTATTAATATATGGTCTTCTATATCATCAACATCTATACCCAGTTCATGACAAGTTTGGGTAAGAGACCTGCGTGTTTTATTTAATACTTTAGCAAGTCTTTTATAGTTAGGGCTTATATCTATCATCTAGCTCTTTATGAGTCTTTTCAAATTCGAGCAAGAACATAATACAACAAGCTGCATGAGCTAAGTGCGACAGTCCAGACTCAGGGTCTTTGTCTTCTCCCGCATTAAACGCGGTAATATGACGCATTGCTGCGCTTAAGGGTCTGCTCCACACAAAGCCTTTACGCCAGTTGTGTTCTGCATACTTTTCTGCACCAAATGCTAATACTGCTGCAGTTTGGTTCATTGCTTCAGTACTTAATAAGTGAAAGGGTAATTTACCATCATCAAACTTAAGTGCTGTGCCTGTAGGCATAGTACCTACAATTGTTTTTAATTCAATCTGTTCTTTAGCGGCAATATACATTGTATCACCTGTATCAAGATCGGTAAGGGTAATTGTTTCTTGTTTAGGCATGATTATCTTTAAGTTTAGGCATAAATAGTCGGGGAATTGTTTTCTTTTTCTTTAATTGTTTCAGCAACTCAGGATTAATTTCATTTCGTAAGGAAGCAATACCTCGCTGACGACAATGTTGTTCATATACTGGCAGCAGCACGTCTAATATGAGGGCTTCTAGTTCTGCTGTATAATTTGGTTGAGTTGACATTAAAATTCTCCAAGTCTGTCTATTATATCATTGTGGCAAATATTTTTCAAGACAATTTCATTTCGTGGTTAGCGCAGACCTTAAAAACACACTTGTGCACTGCTTGGTCTTGTGATATAATTGAAAGTTCATTCACACATCAAACAAGCATGAGCTACGACATATTAATTAATAGTCTGGTCAACGGGGAATCAGTTACAGTAACTAAATCTGATGGTACTGTTTACCAAGAACCAAGACCACCAAATCGCACAGCATTAGCAGCAGCTAAAGCTCTTCAAAATTTACAAAATCAACTTAATTTTGGTACAAGTGCAATTAATCAACTTACTAAAGAACGAAACGAGTTAATGGATTCCATAACTCGTCTTCAGGAACAGAATAAGAGGTTACAACATGAAATTAACTCTAAAACAAGCACTACTACCAGTGCTGATGGGAACTCTAATAGCCCTTCCACTGGATAAGGCTGAGAAAACACTTAATACTGCATATCAAACAGTAAAAGCCACAAACGCTGAACTATTATGTTTAGCTAAGAATATTTACTATGAGGCTCGTGGTGAGCCAATGCATGGTAAAATAGCCGTTGCACAAGTTACGCTTAATCGTGTAACACACCGCACCGAATTTCAATCAAGTATTTGTCAGGTTGTATATGCAAAACATCAATTTTCGTGGACTATGGAACCGCATCGTGAGCCTCGTGGAGAAGCTTGGCTTGAAGCTAAAGCAATTGCTAAAGCCGTGGTGGTAGGTACAGTACATTTACCAAAGTTCAACGCTTTGTACTTTCATAATTTAACAGTGAAACCACAGTGGAACAAAACTAAAGAATTAGTTGCCAAAATAGGTAATCATATTTTTTACGCATAAGCAAAAGGGCAAACAGGCTAATTATTTTTGGCTTGCTGCCCTTTTTGTTTTCTGTTATAATATAGGCTTAACAGAGAAATTTTATGAAAATCAGACTGCTCAGCGACCTTCACACAGAATTCCGCCTACCATATAAAACTGCTGAATTTGCAGAATATCGTGGTGAAGATGTGCTTGTGTTAGCTGGTGACATTGCCTCAGGAAGCACTAACACAATGGATGTGATTAAGTTTTTCTTAGACCAAGGTTTTCCTAAAGTTGTTTATGTACCTGGTAACCATGAGTACTATGGAAGCACTATCAAGCACTTTGACGACAAGCTGCTTGACTTATGCGAACAAACACGAAACGCACACTTTTTACGTCCAGGTACAGTTACTATTGATGGAGTAATGTTTACAGGTGCTACGTTATGGACTAACTTTGCTGATAATTTCTTTAGTCAGAGCTATGCCAAGCGTACAATCAACGACTTTCGTCAGATCAGAAACTTTACTACTAGTCATGCTTATGACTTGTATTATAAGCACTTAGAGTACCTTAAATCTAGCTATGAAACTCGTGGGGATAAACCAGTTGTCATCGTCACACACTTTTTACCTGCACGTGAGTGCATTGCCCCACGCTGGCGTGATGGTAATTTATTAAACGACTACTTTGCTAACAATTTAGGGTCTTGGATTGCTGATATGGAGAACACTACTTGGTTGTTTGGACATACACACGATTGTACAGACTTTGAAATAGGTAATACTCGTTTAGTATGTAATCCACATGGTTACTACGGCTCTGGTGAAATAGGTACTAACGGATTCAATCCACATAAAACAATTACAATATGATTTCAGAATATGTTGCTAAACAAAGAGCACAAGTATTGCTAACTGCAATGCTTGGCTCAAAACTTGTAGACCTTTGGTGGAGTTCTCCAAACAAAGCATTTGATGAAGAAACTCCTCAAACTGTTTGGCTAAAAGATTACGTCAAGGTTTACAACTATATAATGCATCATGCAGATGGAGGCTGGTAATGAAAAATAAGTTGATCTCAGCTAAAGTTATTGCCGACAGCGTATGTCCTAAAGGTGTACGTATGACTACTATGGAAATTGAATATCCTAGATTTATTTTAGCAGAACTCAATACGCATCGTATGTTATCAAAGAATAGTGCCTCAAGCCGTGCTATTCCTGTTAAAGCTATGCATGAATTTATCAAAAATAATCCTGCTACTCCTGTTAGTTGGGGTAAAAACCAACCAGGTATGAAAGCCAATGAGCAGGTTGGTAGCAGTGTAGCTACAGAAGCAGAACAAGTATGGAATAAGGCTAAAGAAGACGCCTTATACTGGTCGGACGCTTTAGCACACAAATTAGCAATTCACAAACAGATTGCTAACCGCATTACAGAGCCTTGGATGACTATGAAAACAGTTATCTCTGGAACTGAATGGACAAATTTCTTTCACTTACGCAATCACCCAGACGCACAGCCAGAGATTAAAGCTTTAGCTGAAGCAATGACTGTAGCTTACACAACACACTTACCCGTATCCCTTAAGCCAGGCGACTGGCATTTACCTTATATTACGATTGCTGAATATGTACCTACTGGTCAACTTCAATATTTTGATGATAATTTTAATCAACTTAGTCTTGAAGACGCTAAGATTATTAGTGCTAGTTGTTGTGCTCAAGTTAGTTATCGTAAAAACGATCCTGGCTTTACCAAAGCATTCAAGATTTGGGAACAACTTATTGAAAATGATCCTGTTCACGCCAGTCCAATTGAGCATCAAGCTACCCCTATGGATATTGACAGTATGTGTAGGTTTGAACCTGATACATGGCAGCCAGGTGTTAGCCATGTCAGTGCTAATTCTGATCTATGGTCAGGCAACTTACGTGGCTGGATTCAGCATCGCAAACTTATTAGAAGCGAGGCAGTATGGTAGAATACGAAACATTTGAAGACTGGTTTGAAGAACTAGAAGGATTTAGTTTTAGATCAGAACGCTTCTTTCAACACCTAGAGTTAGCCGAGACACAACAGGAGCGCAATGAATTTTGTGAAAAATGGTTACGTGTTGCTTTTGATATGGGTAAAGGTAATATTATGAGTGGATATAGCAGTAAAAAAGAAATGGCTAATAGTCGTTGGGTAATTGATCTTGAACAAGATGGTGAAGACTTAATACTTCCGCTTAACGAAGAAATATTAGAAAAAACTGGTTGGAAAACTGGCGACGAGTTGCTGTGGGAAACTAAAGCAGAAAATGTTTGGACATTAAGGAAAAAACCATGATAGTTATACTCTACACAGAAGACTTTGAACCTATTATTCCAATAGATCTACCCCTATGGTTACTAGATAGACTAGAAAAAGAAGGCGGTGTTCGTGTAGCTGTTAACAGACCAAGTGGTTTCACAGAAGAACAAATCCCTGTGGGTAATTTAGAATGTGAAGCACCAACAGTTCGTATACGTTACGAAAAACTCCGATGGCGAGATGACACACTAAAAACTATTTTAGTTACTCCTGACGAAGAACTTGCGCTAACACTAAACCCAGAATGGTTGCCTGGTCAGCGTGCTCCTCTTCAAACGTATGTAGCAGCTATGCGTAAGCTGCATGAACAATTAATTAAACAAATTAGAAAAAATCAAGATTGACTTCTGTGTTAAATCAAAGTATAATAAATACTTGATTTAAGGGAAAAAATATGTTTTATTGTGTGCTTTGTTCTGATACTGTTAATCCTAATCGCTGGCGTTTAGGTAGGCATACTTGTTTGCCTTGTGGTGAAACTGTTGCCAAACGCTATAAGCACACTATTGTACCTATGCCTAAATCAAACTACATTGTAGTCACAGACAAGTCACTACTTCTTAACCTAAACTCCAGCCACAAAGGTGGCAGATAATATGAATAATATTGCTAAAAGAATGGAAGAGCTAATGGTTTTAGTTGACAAATCATTGATGTTAACTGATAACGATAATGAAAGATTAATGTTGGCTTGTGCTATGATGCAAAGAACAAATGAAATTTTTGAAGAAATCCTTGGAGAACAAGGTAGAAAATCAATGTATAAGGAGTTGGTATGAATATTGATCGCGAATTTGTTAAATGGTTTTATGAAGCCGAATACCCTGAGCAAGGCAGCAATCGCCGTCAAGTATACTCAACAACCCAAAACTCACAGAACATCAACGTTATTGACTACTGGATGCGTGAAGCTTTTAAAGCAGGTGCAGAAGCAGCAACACACGGCTACGAAGTCAACGCACTAGAACAATTTGAAGCATTTAACATAAACAGGAACTACCCACTATGAAAGTCGTAATCGGAAAGTATACTACTTGGATTGGTCCATACCAAATTGCTGACCTACTTTGCTGGTGGGTTAAAAAAGTGCCTGATGAATACGGCATGAAAGCAAAGCCTGATTGGGTTCACAACTTTGGCACTTGGCTTGCTTCAAACAAAGATGGCACGGACTCAAAACTTAACACGTTTTGCAACTGGGTTGAAAGCAAACGTCATCGTCAAGTATATGTACGTATTGACAAGTGGGATACTTGGGGCATGGATCATACTCTTGCACAAATTATTCTTCCAATGCTGCTTCAGCTTAAAGCAAGCAAGCATGGAGCACCAAACACAGAGGATGTAGACGTGCCTAAAGAATTGTGGAGCACTAATGCTAAGCCTAAAGAAAATGAGTATGACACAGATTCAAACCATTTTCTTCGTTGGGATTATATCCTAGACGAAATGATCTTTGCTTTTGAAAGCAAAAAAGATGGCACTTGGCAAGACAAGTACTCTACTGGTGTACCCGACTGGACTTCTGAGCCTTGTGAGTGGCACGAAAATGGTAAGCCTAAAATGTTTAAAATGGGTAACGGACCTAACCATACTTATAAGTGTGATTATGACGGCATGGCAGTAGAACAAAAACGTATTACCAAAGGGTTTAAACTGTTTGGTAAGTATTATGAAAATTTATGGGATTAAACAATGACTATTGAAATAACGCTTATTATTTTAGGACTTTGCCTTGCGGTGTGTTATGTTGTGCTTGAGTACCAAAAGCTGGCTAAACCTCCATATCAAGAACCTGTTAAGCCTGATATGGCAGAGCAGTGGAAAGCGGCAACTAAAGCAGATACTCTAGACAACATTGACAACTGGAACGCAAAAGTTGGTGATAAGATTTGGTGGAAACAACCAGAAGAAACACTAGAACCAACTGTGTTAAATCCACAAGCAGCTTGGCCGTTTCCACATACTAAACCCTAAGCACGCAACAAACCACAAGGGGACTTAAGCTAAAAATTATTGGCTTGAGTCCCCTTTTGTTTTGTGTTATAATATATTATAACTAAGGATAATTATGAAAATAACTATTGAGGACAGATTACTTGCCGCTTATACTGCTCAAAGGCTACGGCTTAGGGACAGGGAAGACGAAGATTATCGTGCCCGTGTAGAAGTGAAAGAATTTGAAAGAATTATACTTGACCGAGTTCATCGTAACTTACGACTTGGTTTAGACAAAGGCACTAACGTAGATTTGGATGTATAAAATGATTACACTAGCAACAGACAACAAAGTAGAAGTTGCGTTGGATTTAACTGACGCAGAATTTTTAGTGCTATTTAAAATGGCACATGAAAAAGATATGACGTTTAACAATTTTGTTGAACAAGTATTACAAGATTTCTTGGAGCAACTAGAATATGATAACATACTCAACGAACTGGATGGGACCAGTGAGCATGGAGTGGTACAGAACACGTGGCCTTACCCAGAAGCAGACTAAAACTGCTACCCAAGACACCATGTTTTACAACACAGGTGATACTTATACCACAGAAGATATAACCACAAACTATAGCTGTGGCAGAATTGACGTACGGGGTATTCCCAATGAGCCTTATGGTGATGAACTTGGAGTGCCGCCAATGCTGTCCACAGACTGGCACGCACTTGGTGATTGGCTATGGGATATACAAACTATATCAGTATGGACTTTAGCAGACTTGATCACAGCATACGAACAGCATAACCCCAAAATAACTTGGGATACCCATGACCGATAACTGGGCAGAAGAGGCTAGACTTCGAGTACTAGCTGCAGCCTTTAAAGATATTAAAGCTGGCAAAGACGTAAATCTTGTTTTAGAACAAATGTCAAAGTCTTTGACTGCAAAACTTATGCACCCGCTGTTTGTAAAGCTAAAAGGTAATAAGCCAGAACTTGATATGGAATCACACAGAATAAAATATAACCAGGAATTAACTAAATGCGCAATAAACAAACCCAGTGGGTCTTAGTTGAATGTGTTTCAACTTTTCACCACAGATACATGGTAGAAACGCCCAAGGATAAAGACTTGTGGGCATTAGATACTGTTACAATGAACCAAGCCAAAGAGTTCTCTCAACAACACATAGGCGAGCAGATTATAACGCACCGCGTAGTCAGTGAAAAAACTGCACTAGAACTATGCAACCAAGACAATTCATACGCACAAGCGTGGTCTAATCAAAAAAAGCTTGACG